AGGTTCTACTGTTGTAGTTGCATATAGAAATCATATGTTCTATGCAGGTAAATCTACTACGCCACAAGAAATAGTGTTTAGTGAACCCTTTGATGAAGATGGATTTAATGCCGGTGATGGTGCTGGTAGCATTAAAGTTGATGATACAGTAGTTGCACTAAAAGTCTTTCGTGACAGTTTGTTTATCTTCTGTGCAAACAGAATATTTAAACTTACAGGATCGTCACTCAGTAATTTTTCAGTAGAACCAGTAACAAGAAACATTGGATGTATCAACAGCTTTACCGTACAGGAATTTGCAGGTGACTTAATCTTCCTTGGCCCTGATGGATTACGTACTGTTGCTGCGACTGCACGTATTGGTGACACAGAACTTGGTACTATTAGTAAAAACATTCAGTCTGTCTTTGATGAAAACATTAAAGATGCTGCATCTTTTGACTCAGTGGTTATACCTGATAAAACTCAGTACAGAATTTTCTTTAATAAAGATGGACAGAATGCTGTTCTTTCAAAAGGTGCTATTTGTGTTTTAAAGAAAGAAGCCTTTGAGTTTTCAGAATTGCTTGGACTGCAAACAACTTGTACTGACACACACATTATAGCAGGTGACGTATTTGTACTGCATGGTGACGTTAATGGTTTTATACAAAGACAAGAAGCTGGCAATACATTTGATGGCACTACCATAGAAGGTAAGTATAGAAGCCCTGATATGGCCTTTGGTGATCCCGGCATACGTAAACATATGCAACGTGTTATTATTAACTATAAACCAGAAGGCACTATTGACGCTGACTTGTTTGTACGTTATGATAACGAAGATAGAAATTCTGCAAGACCTGCTGTGTATCCATTTGATACAAGCCAACTAGCGGCGGCATATGGTTCTGCAGTATATAGTACAACTTCTAGTGCAACTCAGTTTCTTTATGGTGGTGGTGCAGAACCACTTGTAAGGCAGTCTGTAGAAGGCTCAGGGTTTTCTGTAACATTAAAAGTAGAAGACGATGGGACAACCAACCCGTACTCCCTCAAAGGGTTTCAGTTAGAATATCAATTAGGAGCAAGACGTTAGATGGGTGCTACATACACAAGACAGTCAACATACGAAGATGGCGATACCATTACGTCAGATCACACCAATGATGAATTTGACCAGCTACTAGCTGCTTTTGCTGCAAGTACAGGCCACACACATGATGGCACTACTGCAGAGGGTGGACCTGTTACTAAGCTACTTGGTACTTCTCTTACATTTGGTAATGGTACTTCAGGTACAGACATTACAGTAACCTTTGATGGTGAGAGTAATGATGGTGTATTGAAGTGGATGGAAGATGAGGATTACTTTGAGTTTTCTGATGATTTACTTATTGCGGCAGCAGAAAAGATTCAGTTTAGGGATACTGGTCTTTTTATTAACTCTAGTGCTGACGGTCAGCTTGACATTGTAGCAGACACAGAAGTACAGATTGCAGCAACTACTATTGACATAAATGGTAATGTTGATATATCAGGAACATTAACTGTTGCTGGTGCTTTAGACTTTGGCGATGCTGCACTTTCAAATGTTGGTGCATTACAACTAGATAGTATTGCAGGTGATGCTGATACAAATACAAGTATTACTTTTAGTGGTTCTGATGTTATTACATTTACTAACGGTGGTGAAACACAACTTACTTTTAATAATGGTTCTATCTTACCTACTACAAACAATGATGTAGATTTAGGCTCAGATGCATTAGAGTTTAAAGATATTTATATTGATGGCACTGCTTTCTTAGACACTGCTGATATTGCTAATATCTCAGCCGATACTATTGTAGCTACAAATAAAAAGATACAATTTCGTGATACTGGTTTGTCTATTAATTCTAGTGCAGATGGACAGCTAGATATTATTGCAGATACTGAGGTGCAAATTGCTGCTACTACTGTTGATATTAACGGTGCTGTGGATGTATCAGGAAACCTAGTAGTAGGCGGTGATCTTACTATTACTGGTGATGACCTAATAATGAATACTAATACTGCTGGGGCTTTACTTATTGCAGACGGTACAAACTTTAATCCTACTGTAATAACTGACTTATCAGAAATAGCAACCGCTGCCAGTGGTGATATATTATTAGCAATAGATGCTTCTGGTGGTGGACTTAAAAAAATTACTAGGTCTGTATTAACAGCAGGGCTTGCTTCAGATAGTGCTATCTCTAATCTTATAGAAGATACTAGCCCACAATTAGGTGGGAACTTAGACACTAACAGTCAGAACATTTTAATTGATGACGCACATTTTATTGCTGATGAAAGTGGCAACGAACAAATTATTTTTCAAACAACTGGCTCTGCGGTAAATCAATTTGATGTAACAAATGCTGCTTCAGGTAATGGTCCTAAATTGTCGGCTACAGGTGGTGATACTAATATTGATTTAGATTTATTGGCAAAAGGGTCTGGTATTATTAAAGTTATATCACCGGGGGGTTCTGGCAATTCAGGTGCAATACAATTAAATTGTGAGTCTAATTCACATGGGCAGATACTTAAATCTCAACCACACTCAGCAAGTGCTACAAACACTATGTTATTACCAGAAGGTGCTAACTCAACCTTAGTGTCATTGGTATCTTCAGATACATTAACAAACAAAACTCTTACAGCACCTAAGATTGCTGATGGTGGTTTTATTGCAGATGCTAATGGTAATGAGTTGGTTGTGTTCCAAACAACAGGCTCTGCAGTTAATGAACTAGAAATTACAAATAATGCCAGTGGCAGTGATCCTATTATTGCAGCTACAGGTGGTGATACTAATATTGGTATTACACTTACACCAAAAGGTACAGGTGTAATTACTATTGCTGCAGGTAATTTAGACTATGGTGGAACAGCCGTAACTTCTACAGGTGCAGAGCTTAATGCACTAGATGGTATTACTGCTGTTGTAGGAGAATTAAACGCTCTTGATCTTGGAAGTGTTGCTGTAGGTACAGCTATTGCTTCTAAAGCTGTTATACTTGATTCTAATAAAGACTACACAGGTATTCGTAACTTAACAATATCAGGTGAGATTGATGCAGCTACTGGTGACTTTAGTGGTGTTGTAGATGTTGCTGGCGCACTAACTACTGCTGCAATAACTGCTAGTGGTATTATTAAAACAGATGACTCTACCGCAGCTACAAGTACAACAGATGGTTCCTTACAAACTGATGGTGGTTTATCTGTAGTTTTAGATGCTGTTATTGGCGATGACTTGTTTATGCTAAGTGATGCAGCTATAATACATTTTGGTGCTGACAGTGATATTACTCTTACGCACACTGCTGATGTTGGACTAGCACTAAAACATACTGCTACCGCAGATGACAAACCTATCGTACTTACCTTGCAAACAGGTGAGACTGATATGGCAGCTAACGATGTTATTGGTAAACTTGCTTTCCAAGCACCTGATGAGGGTACAGGAACAGATGCTATACTTGTAGCTGCTGCTGTACAAGCTGTTGCTGAAGGTAACTTTAGTTCTTCTAACAATGCTACACGATTAGAGTTCCATACAGGTGCAAGTGAATTAGCCGCAGTAAAAATGACACTAAACTCTACCGGAGCAGTTAAGCCAGTTACATACCAAGAGACATATGTATCTCTTACTGCTGCAGGTACGGTTGATTTAGACTTACTTTCAGCTAATCACTTTGCTGTTACGATGGATGAAAACACTACATTTACATTTAGTGATCCACCTGCTAGTGGAACTTCATTTGCCTTTACTCTTATAGTAACTCAACATAGTACTGCTGTTACATTGACATGGCCTAATACTGTTGATTGGGCTGGTGGCTCTGCTCCTGCCGCAGCTGGCGATAATGAAGTGCAAGCGTATGCCTTTATAACTCGTGATGGTGGCACTACATATTACGGGTTCTTGGGAGGAACAGCCATTGGCTAACTCATTTAAAACAATACTTATGGGGGCAGCGGGTACTTCTCTGGGAGACTATTGGATTTTTCATTACGGAGAAACACAAGCTCAGAATGCCTTGCCAACTACATCTCGCTCTATTGCGGTAGATTCAAATAACAACGTAATTACCGTTGGAGAACAAAAAAGTAATTACCCCTCAAATGGGGCGGGTGCGCCTTTTGTAACTAAAATTGCTACAGATGGCAGTCTTGTGTGGGCAAGGTATATTTACGCTTCTGCAAGTGGTACTGACAGGGGAGCATTTACTGGTGTAGGCACAGACTCCAGTGATAATGTGTTTATATTTGGCCAAGGCTTCTTCCCTAATAATAATCTCCCCACTGTTACAAAATATAATAGTAGTGGCTCTTTACAGTATATAAAAGGTACAAGTACAGCTAAAGGAGAGTTTTTCAATGGCGGTGTGTCTCCGAATGGTACTCCATACGCCGTTGGGTATATTGCTGGTAACCTTGATTTGACCGTACATAGATTTAATAGTGCAGGTGGAGCAATTGCGGAAGCGAGACTAAACACTGACCGTGGTATTGGTTTTGGCGTGGCATTTGATTCCAGCAACAACTGCATTGCTGCTGGTTCGGGAAGACTTTCTAATACTAGTATTGATGGTATATCTATTGTTTTAATGAAAGCGTCTGATAATACATTTGCATGGGGAAAAACTATATCTACAGCAAACGCAGACTACAGTCTTACTTTAGGGAACCATCCCATAGGTGGCCCAGACAGTAACAACGATTTTGCAATGATCTGGCAAAGCAACAGAGATTCGCAAGCTAATTCTTCATCTGTTATTCATAAATTTGCAGGTTCTAATGCCGCTCCCGTTTGGAAAAAAAAGATTGTTACGGATGACGGTAGGATACAAATAAAAGACGCTGTCGCAGTGGATGCTGATGATAATTGGTATCTGATAGGTCACAAAACAAAAGGCTCTGAGTCTGAGCGTGTATTAATAATGAAATTAAATAGCTCTGGGGCTTTGCAGTGGGCAAATAAGTTAACTGTAAATAATGTGGCTACAGAGGTTAATGGGCGTTTCACAGATATTAAAATTGATTCAAATGGCGACATACTTGCCTGCGCTTGTGTGCAAATGGCAACCAGTGGTGTTGTAAATTCACAAATAACTTTTAAAGTACCTACCAGCGGAGAATTTACTGGGACGTTTGGAGACTTTGTTTTCACTTCTGTGACCAGTGACATTACTGTGTCTAATGACACAGATAACAACTATATCAACGACACGACTAGGGAGGCTGATATGCCCGGTTATGGTAATGTAGGGAATACTAACGGCACCCTCAATCAATCGACAGAGTTAGTAGACATTTAACCATCCAAGCATAGGAGCATACACAGATGGCATACATTAAAATTACAGATGGAAATCAAGTACGTTACAGCATAGGACAACTTCGCAAGGACAATAAAACAGTATCCTTTCCAAAGGTGGTAGAAGCGGCAACACTAGCAAGCTACGGAGTTTACAGTTTTGTTTTTGCTGATGCGCCTTCCTATAATGTTTCGACAGAAGTTATTACTCTTAGCGAAACAGCAACAGACGTTGGTGGGCAATGGACTTATGTTTGGACGGTTAGAGACAAAACTTCTGCGGAGCTTACTGCTGATGCAACCCGTGCGGCTAATCTTGCAAGAAGTGCAAGAGATGTCTTACTAGCTGAAACTGATTACTTAGCTCTATCAGATACTACTTTGTCTTCTGCGATGGCAACCTATCGTCAGGCTCTCCGTGACATCACAGGTCACTCCGACTGGCCCAACCTTGTTGCTGGCGATTGGCCGACTAAGCCATGAATATTAACTGGACAGTCGTAACAATAGCAGGTGCTTTATTATTACAAGGAGCCGCTGTAGTGTGGGCTGTGTCAGCAATGGTGTTAGACATTAGGTACAACCGTATGGACATATCAGAGATGCGTTTAGATTCGTCTA